CATTAATTGCCGTTTTATGAGAAGTCTGGATACGAAACTTAGACCGAGGAATATCCGGACGCGGAATCATCGCAAAATCGTGGACATTCACAGACGGCTGAGAATAACTAAGATTAGCCACAAAACGGCCTCCAAAGGAGAATGCGATCCCGCCCGAAGGCGGGATCAAAATTTACAATGGTACTCGCGCTGCCGCCCACGAAATTACTGCGACCGCAAATCCGCAGCACGCGCGATCAGTTCAGGCTGCTGACACGGCGTAATAACACCACTGACCGGGTCGAACGTACCCAGCAGCATCAAACTAAAATCCGAAGGATGATTAAAATAAACATTATCGGTACCAGCCCGATTCACCTCGTCGCTAAAGCTACGAACGCCAGCACCAACAGCCGGAGTGTAAAACGGCTGACTGTACGAGCCCGAAACACCATCAAACACAGACAAGATTCTGTAAAGCACCCTATTTCCTTTCACAATTTTCTGAGTTTTGCGGCAACCGCCGCCTCTGCAACAATCGCCCTAGTAGCCAACCGGTCATAACCGTCAGGATCCAATGGACGACTGTTATACCGTACCACATCCAACTCCGCCTTGTCAAGTGGAGATGTTCTCTCCAACAATTTGTCATAATATCGCGGTATTTTTACCTGGCGTCCGCCAGGCATGATTACGCTATCGCGAACACGAACATCAGCCGCATAACGCTCATACCACTCAGCACCAATTCCCGGCCGCAATGACATACGACAAAACTCCGGCACCACCGGAACCATCTCGCCATCAACCGTAACGCGCATATAATGCGCATCAGCGGCCGATCCGTACACCTTCTTCATAGCATAACGCGCAACGTAGCTTGCGCTCTGAAACGTCACGTCACCATAACTGACGTAACCGTGACCCCAAAGAGCCTGTAACTTAGCCGACGTCCAAAGCCGTACCGGCTTCTCTCTAATGACCACTCCGTCATCCGGGCGGATACCAAACAACAAGGCGTGAAAATGTGGCCTGCCTAAAGCCTCGCCATACTCGCCAGCGACAAAAAAACGGAACGAACCAAACGACTTACGAACGCGCTTACAAAACAACTGAAAATGACGATAAACCAACGATATCGGATCAGTCTCATAGGTCAACGTTACAAAAATGCTCGAATCATAACAACTAGCCTCATGCATACAACGAACAGACCAAGCCAGAGACCGATCCAGACGACAACCTACACAACGATTACACGGAATCTGAAAAGCGCGAACGACCTCGCCACGTTCCACGAAAACAACTTCGCCCGTGGCCAACTGCCACGCATCAATCGGAAAATAACACGCCACACAATCACATCCGCCAACCGCCACGCATCGGCGCGCGCACATTCTGCACCGCCGTGCGGGATGACGAACGACCAAACTTCCGGGCATCCTTGCCCTTATTAACCTTCGAACGATGTACCGGCTTCATTACAATCTCCTTCAGTGTCACCTAGCACAATTGACATCAAGTAAAGCCAATTGTGCTAGACCTTGCCATCCCCAACCGGAGCAGGAGGCACAGCTTCCGGCTCCGGCTTCGCCAGTCCGAGCTTACGCATCTCCGGCAAATTTTCCACGTTAGTGCAAAACTCCAAAAACTTCTGCGGATCATTATCAAACCGGCTACGAACATCAGCCGGGATCTGCATAAACTGCTGACGCGCAGCAAGCACCGCCCGCTGCGCCGTAGCAAAATCGAACACCTCGTCAAAATCCATATACACGGGCAGCCGAACACTCTCCGGCATCTGACCGGTGAGACCAAACCGACGCACCAACACGTTAATATCCGCATCCTCAGCCTGACTCTGCTGAGTCAGAGATGGATCGTCACACCGAAGACCTGTAGCCTCGGAAACCGTCGCCTCCAGGCCATCACCGTCCCAACGAGGACCTAACTGTACCCAGTCCAACTGATCACTCATTCGCCTTCTCCTTAGATAACCCAAAATTCCGCTCACCATAACGTTTCGCAGAATCTGACGCATCCTTGAAAAACTGCTTACCCCCTTTGGAAGCCTTCTCAACCAACAGTTTAGACGCCTCCCGAACCGAGTTAATCACTGGCAGCAGCATACCGCTAACACCAGAACCTTGCACCATAGAGTAAAAATTGCGGCCGAACTCGGACCGCCACAAATCCGCAAGAGCCTCGGCTTCGGGAAACTTCAACTTACCGAGCCGATAATCCTGCTCCAACCGATCCGACTCAGTTTTCAACTTCCGCACAATATCCGGCAGGGTCAACTCCAACTGCCGGATATTCAACCTAGACAACTCGGCCGACAGTTCATTCAACCTTATTCTACTTCTTGATTCTTCTCGTCCAACAGCCAACGAATCAATCTCTTCAAGAATCTTCGAACCCGTCGTGACAGCATTCGCCCTCTCCTGCATAGTGAGTTCAGTCTTAGCCTTAACGGCATCAAGCTCGGCAGCCTTAAATGGATCCATCCAACCCAATTCGCTACGCTTCAGCGCACTCTCCGCGTCCATGACGCCAACCTGAGCATTAGCGACCCGCGTCGAATTCTCTAGCTCCCGCTTACGCAACATGACCTCGGCGAACTGAGCAGCCGAGGATGACACACCCGAGAAATCACTACCACGACCCGCAGCACCCGACGGCGTAGACGCGCCCGGACCACCACGAGTCGCCGACAAAATCGGATTCAGCCCAGCGGCAACCAAATCACGCACCTCGCGCTGATGGGCAGTATTAGACATCCGTTCTTCCCACTCTCGTTGGCGCGAGGCCTGCTTGGCGGACGACTTACCGCCAAGGATACCGCTTACAATATTGGTGGCACCACCAATAAGCGCAGCACCAGTCAACGGATCCATCAGAAATGATCCACCAGCCCCGGAACAGAGTACATCGGCATCGGCCTAGCAACCGTACAATCAAAAAAACAATCAATAAGAAAATGCGCCTGCGACGGAACCGCCACAACACGAGCAACCGGCGGATCCTCACCGATAAACGTCTCGTTAAGAGTAGGCAACGCCGTGAACCGCTGCGCGAGGTGCCACGCATCCAACGGCACAGGACTAGTAGAACGCATAACACCAGTAACATAGGCGGGATGATACCGATATTCCGCCCAACGTTCTTGATAACCGAACACCTGATTATCCGCAGCACTATTCTGATAATAAATCTCACGATTCAGAATAGCCTGCTCCCCAAGATTAGCAAAAACCGGAAAGTAAAAATCAAACCGAGTCGAACGAGACCACAGCCTACGCTGGCCTTGCTGATACGACATATCCGCACGAACATTCAGCAAACCAATAATATATCCATGCTCAGTGGATGAGTAATGAAAGCCGTGATCCGAACCGAGCACAGTTCCAGCCGCGGAAAGCTTACCCTGAGGGGTAGCATCAGTGGCCGAAGTCTGCGGAATCGCCTCAAATTGCACCACACTACGACCACCACCGATATATTCCGGCCGCTGCAACCGAGCATCCGGAGACGTCACACCAAAATGCGAACGAACCAACTCGGTATACCGAGTGCCACCTCGCGCATCACGCTCCAAAAGCTTCTGAACCTGAAAAGCTTGCCGAAGCTGATTGATAGTAGCAGCAGTAGCCGCCGACAAATCCGCAACCAAATTCGGAGTGGCCCAAGTAGCCGTACCGGCAGCAGTCACACCACCAGCACGCCAAATATCATCGCCGCCAGAATGAGCCAGCCAACGAGTACCCGACGCCGTAGTAAACGACGGGGCACCAGTACCGACCACCGGAGCAGACACACCTAGAGGCAACGGAGTAGCAGCAAACTTCTGCACCCACGGAAGCGCCGAAGTAAAATAATCGTGACGCTTACCACGACGACGCAAAACATAATCCGCTAGATTATCTGGACCGTCCGAATCACGATTCACCGGAACAGATCCCACCAAATTCTGATCCCTGAACCACTCATTGAAAATGAGATTATAAGCACGAAACGGCAAAGCATTAGAAACAATACTGAGCGCAATCGGCAAACCAAAAAAATCACCGAGAGTATTGTAATTATGAACTCCGGTGACCGTAGGAACGACATAACTAATAGAATCGGATGGATTATCCTGCTGACCCATCATCTTAACCCAATTCTTCCAAACTAGACGATTGGGAACAAAGAAGAAAAAACTCTCCAGATACAGGTTATCCATAACCGGAAAAATCGGCGTCGAGATACGACCGAACACCGTAGCACGCATATTGAACGTATCACCAGGCAAAACCTCATCAACATAAAACGGATAAAGTAAGCCCGCATTAATTGCCGTTTTATGAGAAGTCTGGATACGAAACTTAGACCGAGGAATATCCGGACGCGGAATCATCGCAAAATCGTGGACATTCACAGACGGCTGAGAATAACTAAGATTAGCCACAAAACGGCCTCCAAAGGAGA